CCCAAGCACGGGTAATCCCGAACTCCTTCAAGCGGGTGGCGATGTCGGAGTTGGTCAGCCCCCGATGGTAGAGCAGTTCGTGGATGAACAGGTCGTCTCCCCTGCGGTAAACTGCGACCAAGGCCGTAGGGTCGTTGCTGAACCCCCAGTCAAGCCCGTAGGCAACGAATTTCATCGTAGATGGGTCAATCCCTTCCACTACCGTGTAGTCCCCGTATATCGCACCCTGTAGCGTCCCGACTTGACCCAACCCGTACACCTTCCACCAGTTCGCCCAATAGGCGGAGGTTTCGGCTTTGTCTCGGTTTCGTTCTATATCGTATCGTATCGTATCGGGCAGGGCCTCGTTGTCTTGGTAGGTCAGGATGAGGAACTCCGCATCCGCTTCGGGGAGGACCTCGGTATGCGCCCAAAATTCGTGGGTGGGGTTGAAGTCGATGTATATTTCTTGGCTGGTTCTGATGGCCAACTGGTAGTAGGAATCGAAGTCGATGTTGTTCGCCTCGTTGATGTAAAGCACCTGCCTCCTTGCCCCTCTGAGGCGGCCCTCGGAATCCGCTGAGAAGAACTCAATGCTGGACCCGTTGGCGAAGTTGTAAGTGAGCAGGGTCTTGTTCCAGCGGTCGGGAACCCAACGATGGGTCCATTGCATAATCTTGGCGAAGTCCTTAATCGCTCCCCGTCGCAGGTGAGGGACGGATTCGCTGACCACGGATATTTCCGACTTTGGATAACGGGCCGCATGGTCAATGAGGACCGCAAGGATGCCGAAGGTCTTGGACGCACTTGTCCCGCCTTGTATCACCTTCTTCCGAGCCTGCATGGCCCGAATCTTGCGAATAGCGGTGGTGTACTTAAAGTCCATCCCCGAAGAGCGGCTGCTCAATGGTGATACTCGTTTCCTGCTTTTCCACCAAGCCGTTCAATCGCTGGGTGATGGACGGGTTGTAGATGCCCGCCATGCCTCCCTTGATTTGGTCAGCCCGGATGGCTTCCTTTATGCGTGAGCAGACCGTGGTAAATTCTTGATATGTTCCCGTCCGGTTGAGAAAATACTCCTTGCCTCCATCAGCGATTCCTTTGTCCCAAAGATGTAACCGGAACCCTTCCATCGTCAATGGGGCTTCCTTTTCCCGATAAACCTCCACGGCTTTGGGGCCAATCCAATCCTTTACGAGGATGGGCCGTTCCTTGGTTTTGTCGCAGTATTCCACGAACTCATCCCAAAGGTCTTGGGGTGTTGCAAACGACCTTGGCCTTCCTCGTTCCATCAATACTCAATTTTGTCAATGAGTTCGTCAATCTTGTCCACAATTTTCATCTTGACCGCAAAAGCGTTGGGCGAGTTGGATTCATCCACCGCACCAATGCAGTCGCAAAGGGTGGTTATCACCATCATGAGCGAATCCATGCGGGCTTGGACCTGCGCTTCGGCGTCAGCCTTCGTTGAGTTCGCCAAGTTCCCGTAGTTTATTTCGTGACCAGCCAAGGGCCGCTTTTCCGCCCCATAGAAGGTAACTGATGTAACCGCAGTCGCTGGTAGAGTCAGCGTTGTCGTAGTAGGTTTCCGCACGGCTAAGGTAGGAGTGCATCCGCTTGATGGTTTCCAAGGAAATCCCCTCACCGTTGGCGAGTTGCTGCGCTCGGACCTTGCCCGTTTGGGTAGCACACTTGTTGCCGTTGCGTTCGTTGAGTTCAATCCCCCGCTTGGCGTTATTGCGCACGCCTTCGCCATAGTCGGCGTAGGATTCAAATGACTGCTCTTTGTTGTTGGAGTACAGGTGAGCGCAGACGGCCATGCGTTGGCTTTGGTCGGGAAACTCGGAATTTGTGGACGCATCGCCCATGCAACGAGTGATGAACTCATCCTTGGTTTCCGCTTGGTTTGGGGTTGGTAAGGGCATGGGTAACGGTCTGCTGGTTTTCTATGGCGAATTGGTCCGCCTCTTGGTAAATGTATTGAAGAGCGGATTTTACGCAGTCAGCGCACCACCAATTCGTGTTCGGTCTGCCGTGGGCGACGAGGACGGTCTGCAAGTCCTGGACCGCTTCGGGGGACAACCGCATGAACAGGGCCGCTTGGTACTGCTCCCAATAGTGGCGATGTTTTTGGGCAAGGACAAACTCGTCTTGCGTCATCGGTTGGTCAGTTGCAGGATGACAACGGTTAACCCCGCAGAGGCGAGTCCGTAAACGGGAGCGAGGACCCATCCGCAGGTGGACCAGGTAAGCAGGACCGCCACCCAAAATGTGAGGCAGGTGACGCAGGAGAACGGCTTGTGACGGGCGAACCAGGTCTTGTACCAAGCCTGCGGGAGGACATGGTACTCCGCAATAGCAAGGGCGGTCAAACTACTTATCAGCAGGGGAAATATCAGCGTGTCCATGGTTTTGGATTGCGGCCTTGATTTTGGCCTTGGCTTGGTCTATTGAGTAAATGATGCTGCGGTACGGGATGCCCGTGTCACGGGACAACTTCTTCATGTTCCCCGTCCGCAGGTGCAATCGGAGCAGTTCCTTGTCATACGGGAACGCCCCGTCCTTGGCCCAAGTGTCCATCTCCGCCTCTGCGATGGCCCAAAGGTCATCCATCAGCGAATCGTACTCGGACTGGGGAATAGGGGAATCGGGGTCCAGTTCTTCCAGCAAATCGTGGTGACGGTACTTTTGGGCGAACTGGTTGTTCTTGCCTCGGTACAAGTTGAGCAACAGGCGAACCACATAGAACTTGAAGTAGCCCTGCCCGTGGATTTGCAGAATCTTGGCGGGGTCTTTTTCCAGCAGGATAAGGACGCACTCCTGCTCTAAGTCACGCCAAAGCGGGTCGCCTCCTGTAATGGTTAGGCAGGCTTTTCGGATTTCACCCGTGCGGTAGAGGTCCAGTATGATTTCGTCTGCTGACTGCATGCACAAAGGTATGCAAAAAAAAAGGGGCCAGCGGTTAGGCTGACCCCGTCCGAATCTCACGGATTTGCCGATTATCGTAGGCTCACCGACGACATAAGTCGCACTTAATCACAAATATAGCCACCGTACATTTGTAGCAGGTAATCTACCGCTTTGTTGAAAACTTCCCTACGGATGTATTTTAATTCGGGAATTGCTTTAATATCCGCCTCGTAGGATTCTTTATTTTTAATCAGCGTGCCGTGGGTGCGATTAATTATTGACCCGATTTCGTTGTACTTAAATAGAAAGTCGTTATAGGCGATGTCAACGACGATGTTGCGGGCAATGACGCAGGGTCGTTTTCGTGACGGGGACCGCACTTGGTCGGGCGTGATGCCGAATATCATTGCGGTGGTGTCAACTAAATGGTGGATGAGGGCTGGGGTCATGGCTTAAACGATTTCGGGAATGGGCATCCAATAGTTGACTTCGCTGGTAAACCAAGAATGATTCTCGGAGTACCACATATTCCCGCCATAGAACCAAGAGACGATTTGCAGTCCTTCCTTGTCAGTAATTAGCACGGGTTCGCCCTCCTTGGGCATTTGGTCTTGGGGTCTTATCCAGGGCATGGTCAGGCGTTTTTGGCTTGAAGGATTCTTCCGAGCAAAGTCCAGTTCACTTTCCAAGGAGAAATGGTTTCGGAGCGGTCGGGGCGGTCGCAGTTCACGCACTCCTTGCGGATGTGGATTTGCCAGCGGCGGAAATCGGTGGGGGTTGGTTTCATGGGTTTAGGTTTAGGTTTAACGAAGATATACACAAGTTAGCAACATTCAGCCAACACCCTTTGGAAATCTTCCACGCTTCGGATGACTACATATTTGTAGCCAACTGCTTCAACGACCCCCTGCCACCACTTTTGAGACAAGGACTGCTTGCCCTTGGGGTCTTTGAACTCCAAGAACACGGCACCAGCGTCGGACAAGTATATCATGTCGCTCACCCCCGCAACCACGCCCATCGCCTTCATCACGCTCCCAGCATAGGCAGACGGGGCGTTGTTGTTGACGGTGAACAATCGGCCCCGCTGGTCGGGGAAGTTGTTCCAGTGCCACTGGAAGCACTCGGCTTGAATCTTGAACTCGCTCATTATTGTAGGATTTTGAATCGGCTTTTATTGTAATGCACCCATCCCGGCTTGTATCCCATGTAGGCGATAAACTCCAAGGCTTCGGCTTTGCTCTTGCATTGGTTGTGCAACACCCAGAACGGCGAAATTACTTTGGCCTTCGCCAGTTGTGCCTTTTGGTACATGTTGCTGGTCGTGGCCAACTGCATGCCCTGGGCCTTGGTCATCAGGTGCAGGTCCACCATTTCGGCTTGCTCTTGGGGCTTGCGCTGGTACTCGTAGCCGCAATGCTTGCACTTCATCGCCCCAACGGGAATAATCGCCTCGCAGCCCTTGCAGTTCTTCGCCCCGCCAACGCCATCGGATTTCTTCTTGCGTTTCTTTTTGAGGGACCAGTAGCGCTGGTTCTCCCAAAAGTTATGAGTCCACACGTTGTTCCCAAAGTCAAGTATGGTGAACTCCTTCTTTGTCGGGGTCACCCTGGAACCACGGCCCACCATCTGCATGAATAGCGGCAGGCTTGCGGTCGCACGGTACAGGATCACCACATCAATGGTTGGCTCGTCAAAGCCCGTGGTCATCAAATCGCAGTTGCAAAGGATAGCGTCGGGGGTATGCTTAAACCACGCCAGCACATCGGCCCGCTCCTGCTTGCCCATGGTCCCATCGACATGCCTGGCGTTATGGCCTGCGTTCTGCAATGCGCCGCAGACCTCTTGACTGGATGCAATATTGCTGGCAAACAAGATCGCCTTCTTGCTTCTGCAATGCTTCCCGTAGTTTTGGACCACCCCATCAAATACCCTGCGCTTGGAATAGACCGTTGCCATCTGCTCGGTGTCGTAATCATTTCCCTTCATGCGTATTCCGGAAAGGTCTTGGTTTGCGCCGTAAGTCACGGGGTTGGCAAGGAACCCTTGGTCAATCAATTCCTGTACCTGCACAGGGTTGTGAAGTACCTGGTAGAACTTGGATAGGCACTCCTGGTTCCCACGACGCAGCGGGGTTGCGGTGGCTCCGATGACAACGGCATTTGGGTTGATGTAAGGCAGCAATGGGTTAAAGGTCTGCTTGTGGGCTTCGTCAATTATTACCAGGT